CGCATTGGCTGACTTCTTTTGTCCCGGTTTTACAACAGGGGGTAACTCAGCCTTAGGACGCTTAGTCTCTTCGGCATTCTTACGCCTTACAACACCCTCAGCGTACAACCTTGCGTTATTCAATAGCAAGAGTTGCCTCGCATCGGAGATGTTCGTAATGTCGTCCTCGGTGTACCCGACTTCTTTCCCATACTTAACGAGGGACTTGAAGAACTCAGGGTCACGAAACTCAGGGATGAGCTTCTCAGCGAGTGCGACTTGGCCCTTAACATAGGCTTCATGACGAAGTTGTTGGGCCTTCTGGTGCATAGCTTTGATCTGATCACGACGATTGACCAAGGCTTGAGCTGCCTCACGAGCTTCAGTAGCTTCCACTCGGAGTTCATTGTACTTAGCTGGGTCAGCTTCTTTAAGGGCTGGCCAGTTGATGCGGTCATACTTCTGGAGATCACCCAAGGCGATCACAGCGGTATGCTGAAGTTCTTCTGCGAGTTGTGCCTGAAGTTGCTCTGTTTGAGCAGTCTTCTCTTGGTACTCAGCCTCGTGAGCCTGCACCTTGGTCACATAGTCTTCGTTACGGAGGTAGCCAGATTTAAGCTCAGCGAAGTTGACCTCGTAGTCGTCATCACCAATCTTAATATCTACAAGGGTTTCGTCGGTGATTTCAGACCCTTTAGGATCTTCCTCATCGTCTCCCTCTTCATCCTCCTCGCTCTGATCTTCTGGATCTTCCTCGCTCTCACCCTCGCCTTCAACTTCCTCATCATCTTCCTCAGCAGGTTCACCCTCAGGTTCCTCCTTTGGTTCAGGTTCGTTCGCTTCACGCTTAGGTTTCTTAGGAGCGGGTTCTTCGGTCTGACCATACTCAGGATCATCCGGCATCCACCCGTTGTCGTCAAGAGACGCCTCTAGGGAATCTGCGATGTCCTGTACGGACTGGCCTTCGTTACCATCCATTAATTTCTCTCCTCTTGCATCAACAGGTCTTGCACTATAGATTTGATCCGAGTGTCCAACTTACTGAGGCAATGCAATTCGTGGTATAGAAGCTCACGCTTAGAGGCTTCCTCAGGGAGGGTGGTTACCCACTCCTCCTCAAGGTCCTTCCTTACCTGAGCCATGATCTGAGTTAAGGTCCCTTCATCAAGAAGTTCTTTGACCTTAATACTCAGAGACATGTCATATCCTGCCCTCATAATTTCATTATACCTCAGGATTACGGAGAAGTGCTAGCCTTTTTCGTGTCTTTCTTATCAACTTCTGGAACTTTCCCATCGCCAATAGAAACTGCACGTTGTTGCTGGCTCTCAAGGGCAAACTCAGCTTCGTTCTTAGCACGCTCCCATTGGAACTTGTCTTGTTCGAGTTGAAGTTCTGCTTCCTGAAGTGCAACCTGACGGAGCTGGATTGTGGCCAGTTGCTTATCGAGTTCGATCTTAGCGAGTTTAACCTGTGCTTCGACCGTAGCGAGTTGAGCATCTGATTGGTGCTTAGCGTTCTGACCTTGCACTTGAGCCATCTGAGCCTGAGCCTTAATGTCATCTGGCTTAGGTTTAGCTGCCTCTTGTGCTTTCTGCTGGGCTGCTTGCTGTGCTTCAGGAGAGTTAGGGTCAGTCCAGAAGCGGTTCACATCTTTGTACCCAGCGTTCTCAGTGATCTCTTTCAACAGGTTGTAGATGTTGGTTTCCGATACGAGGATACCCATACCACCACCATTGATCACCGTTTGGGTCATCTCCATCATGCGGGTCAAGTGGATCAACTGTTGGTCTTTGTTCATGTTGCCCACACCGACAGTAACAACCATGTCAGTACGTTCACGCCAGTTACTAGGGTTAACCCCAACGAACTGACCACGAAGCTCAAAGACTTCCTCTTGGTCCTGATACTTAATTGCATGGTCATGGAGCAACTGGAAGAGGCGCTTAACGCCAGTCTCAGCGAACAACCTTGCGACAAGATCAATCTGAGCTTCCGCTGCGGTCATCATCTGGTTCACAGAGCCAGCCGCTTGGTTGCTATGCAGAGTGTTTTCGTCAAGGCCTTGCGACCGATCAGAAACCCCAGTACGCTTACCTCGGTCAGCCTCCATACGATCCAGCATATTGTACGCTGAGTCAGAGAGTTGAGGTGTAGGCAGTGGGGTTGCAGCATTGGCACTCTTCATACGGACAACGCCAGACTGGCCATCCGAGATGAGGTCCTCAAGGTTCACTTGCCCTTCGATAACAGCCCAACGTCCAGTGTTCTGACGATAGATGTTATCCATGATTTGACGCATCAGGGCAGAGCGGATCTCTTGGATGTCTTTGATCTTGTCATAGACCGACATGCCGTAGAACTTGTGGGCGATACGATGAGCAGAGAGGTCAGCGAAAGGCTTACAGTCCCACTCTTCGTTACTTAGGATATGACTTCCAGCCACGACAATACGTCGCAACTCAGCAAGACCATCCCCATCAACGTCAAGATTGATGTAGCACTCAGAGACCCAAACCTTACGGTTAGCCTCAGCTTCTGCACCAGTCTGTAGAGCCATGTCGCCTGAACCATCAAAGCTATCCCTTACGAGTTTCTCTGGGGTTGTATCTGCAAACTCCCACTCATCGAATGGTAACTCATCGATCACATCCTCAGGTACACCCATGGCACGCAGCCATGAGACTGTTTGTTGTTCCCGGTGGGCTACAAACTGAGCGGACTCTAGGTCTGCTGCATCACGGTCGATAAGGAACTGCTCAGGGGGAATCACGCAGACACGAATGTTGCGCTTCTTCTTGTCCTTCCTCAACTTGATATCGTAGGTACCATCACCATTGTCAGTCTGAGCGAGCAACTCTACGTCAGGCTCTGAGGCAATCTCCTGAAGAGTGGCCTCATCGATTCCCGTAAAGTAATCAAACGTTGGGCAGTTCTCATCCTCAACATAGACCTTAACGACACCATTCTTATAGAGCAGTGCATCTTGGAACCAGTCGTGCATGATCTTGAAACCTTCATTCCTACGGTTGAACAGGTAGTTCACATAGGCGGTTTCTTGCTCAGCGAGGGGAACATCTTCGACAGTGCTAGGGAGATACTTAACGACGTCACCACCAGAGTGAAACACCTTGAGCAACGAGGGCATCATCCAGTTGACAGTCTCTTGGACATCCCGAGTGACGACCTGAGACTTCCCTCTTTTCTCGTTACCAAAGGGTTCACCAAGGTAGTAACTAAGGGAGTCTGCACGTTGCTGGGAGAGTTCAGATTGGTTGTACGAAAGGGAGTCACTGAGCCAATGGTCAACGTGGCTGTAGACTGTTTCGTCATCCATGGGTGTAAGCTTAGGTTTCTTAGTCTTAGCCATTAGATAATCTCATCAAACCATGAGGCAGGAAGGGGTTTAGAACTGTTGTAGTAATACCCAGATTGCTCTCTACGGGTACCCGGAACAGCGTATCTTGGAGCCATCAACATGGCATACCTAGTGGCTGAGATCATGTCGTCATTACGATCCACAATCTTACCATCCTTACGGTGGTACAGGGGCATCTCTTGGAGGAACTTGGTACATGTTTTGAAGACCTTAAAGCGGCCCTCTTCCATAGCCCTAAGCATCACTGCAATACCTGCCTCAACGTTGTTACCACCCGGCTTACCATCAAGTCCCGGAGGGTTACTGAAGGGTTGCATCACAACATTCAGACCGTAGTTCTCAAGGATCTTAACGAACTGTACACCCGAGTTAGCAGAGTCCCTTTTGAATGCATCATGGGGGACGACTACAGGGAACTGATCACCACCCAACTTACGGATCTCAGAGGCGTGCATAGAGAGTGTTTCACCACGCTCGGAATGCTCATCGTAGAGGTAGTAGGTGTCGGTCTCATTGTCCCATGCCATAGCGGCAGTACCATTAGGGTGGTCAAACCCAAGGTCAATCCCAATGATCTTGAACCAGTGCTCAGGGATGTCTATAGGCTCGATAATGATGTCATCCACCTTAATGGGGAACACTACACCGGTACCAATAGAAGGTTGCCCAGAGACGCGCATAGCTCTTTCTGCGGGAGTATAGACACTCATCAACTGTTCCTTAACGGCATCAGTAAGGTGAGGTGCATCTTCCCATGAGGCAGAGATCATGAATTGGCCTGTCTTAAGGTCGAACATGAAGTCCTTAACAATCTCCGTCATGCCTGCTTCAGGGGTGAAGGTAAGGTAGACGATACCACCAGTCGTAGCCGTACGGGTTACACATTGGGTGAAGATGTCTTTAGGGCATTCTTCGTCAAGCCAAATGAGGTGCTTAGCGGTACCCATGAACTTGTCTTGGGACATCTCGTAGGACTTAAAGTCGAGGGTAGAAACACCCCCTGAGATGTGCCTTACGAGAACCGATTGGAAAGCACCCGGAGTACCCGGCTTGTTGACTGTGTCTACGATCAACTCTTTAGGAATCATCCCAGTGCCATAGGCATCAGGGTTCTTCCAGTTACCTAGGAGTTCACTCTGTAGGATATCCCTTGTGGTGTCCGTAGAGATGCCTGCTGCCCAAGCTTCAATGGGTTCATACCAACGCTTACCATCCCACCAGTCAGGGTATAGACCAGTCAAATGGCAGGCCATAATAAACCCACCTGTATAGGTCTTACCACAACGGTTACCCGTCATGGCCAAGAGTTGGAAGCAGTTACTTGAGGCTGTTACGAACTTCTGTTGCCAGCCGTAGGGGA